TTTCACCATCGTCCCCAATTTGAATTTTTATTTGATTATTACAACATGGACAATTAACTATATGTTCCATTATTCAGCCGCTTCAGTAACCGTTACAGTCCAATTTTTAGTAGTTGTAGTATCTTCGGCAGTTACTACATAAGTTACAGCATACGTAAAATCATTTGGAGTAATACCACTAACTTGTGCAGTTGTGGCAACTTTAGCCGTTGCATCTGGTGACAATGTAAATGTAGCAACCAAAGCCGTAACAGTAGTTCCATTAGCTACTTCAATATCAATAGTACCTGCTTCAGCATCGATTGTAGCCGCACCAGTCTGTTCTTCAAAACTAAATGCAGTTATAAGAGCTGCATTGCTTCTTGTTTCAGCAAAAGTAGTTGGTTCAATAAACATAACCTTGGCAAGTGTCTTATCGTTTTCAATATAAGCACCGTCATATACCATTGAAGTTGTTCCAGAATTAATCCTTACAATTTTTCCATCAGTATTAACATTAACCGGATATCCTTCAATTAATTTGGTAGCAATAAACTGATCAGTAGCATATTTTTCTCCGGCAAATGGTTTGATTAATACAACTTCTTCACCTTCTGCAATGTCATTAAAAGCCGCAAGATATTCAGACTGTTCTCCCTGAATACTTAAAAGTCCTGCGGGAATCTTTTCTTTTGTTACAAAGAAAACTCCAGAGCCAGTAGCGGATGCTGGTAAAAGTGCTTCGCCAGTAGCACGATCTTTAACTACCATCATGCCAACTTTCATAGCTTCGCCAGCAACTAATGTTGCATCTGCATTTTTTCTATTTACAGTTTGTAATTGTCTTAACATTATTCTATCCTTTCTATAAAATTATTTATTTTGTTTTAGATTTGTTACGTGTTTTGTCGTAGTCCTGTTTTGCAGGAGTTTTTGATTTTTTATCACTTGGTCTTCCACCTTCATTGTCATCACTATTACCTGACATCGTATACGAAATCGGGTGGGGTGAAAATATTTCTTCTAATCCGTCCTTATCTTCCTGTTCACGCAATTGTTTTTCATTCTCAACATCAATACCCACCAATTTAAATACAGTTTGATAAGATGCGCCCAACTTAGTAAATAAGAATTCTGCCAACTCTTTCTTCATATCAAATTCAAGTAACTCAGAATCAATTACTTTAATATTAGGACAATATTCTAAACCAATTCCTTTATCTTTAAGAACAACTTTATACCATCGTTTCAATATATCTTCCAATTGTTCAGATATCTTATTTATAGTTTTCATTAATTGTTTTAAAGAAATATCAGCAGTAGATACAGTTTGTTTCCCGTCCGTATTCAAGAAAGAAATACCAAGAGCAGACATTACACGACTTCTATATTGATTTATTTTATCTGCATTAGTTAAATCATTTTGCGGTTCAATATATTTTATTTCTTCAACATATGCCGGAGTAGTAATAACAACAGTTGGCATCTTCCATGCTTTCATTAAATTGTCATGAGCATAAGCCATTTCTTCATATGATTTTCTTTCGCCATCTTTCCCAAGTAATTCACCACGTAACTTTTGATGAATAATTTTCTTTGCTTTCGCTTTAGCATTTACTGTATCTGCACTATCAAATGTATCTAGTATCAATGCAGGTTTTACAGCTTTAAAAATAGGACTAAGACCATATTTACGATTCAAATTGCCTATACGAATTACACCGGAACGAGTAATATCTAACTTTGCGTAACGTTCTTTCTTCTGATATGCATCATAAACTTCAGGTGGATAATTATTCTTTACTTCATCGTCCATTTTTTCAAAGAACAATGCTTTACCACCTCTGTTTTTGATAATAGTTTTCTGCAATCTACTTTTTAATTCATTAATATCAATTAACACATATGGATTCCCATTTACTTCATAATCGCTAACCAAAGCAACTCCAAGAGGGAAGTAGTCAATTACATAATTATCTGCATCACCACGAAGATACATAATATATGTTCCTTCAGAGTAGGAGATAGGTATTGATTTTCGCAATAATGATCTCAGATTAATTAATTCGTTAAAATCTTCAATAACCTGCTTAACATTATCTGATGTAATATTTTTATTCCGATTATCTTTAAAATCTTTATATGACAAAGTGTATTCCGTATTAATATTTGTCTCTAAAGATTCATATGTGTGACCAATAATATCGTCAATATTAATCCGTTTACGAATGATGGAATTAATAGATAGAATTTTACTAAGATCACTTTGTGCTCCATCAGCTAATTGCTCTAAGTATTGTGGAGTAACTATATTTGAAGCATTACTACCATCTGAAAGGTAGGTAGAATATTTTTTGTTTTCTGGATCAAAAGATTTCAATGCACTCGAAAGTATTTCGTTAATATCTTCTGTAGTCGTTAATATAGTCGTATCATCATCTGTCTTTGATGAGATTATTACTTCAAAATCTTCAGATTCTGGAGTAGGGGAGGGTACTGATTTTTTATTATTTTTTGCCAATATTCTTCACCACCTTTCTTAAAAATCTACTGATGATACACAAGATGGAATTTGAGATAAATCTGTGGATTTTGTTTTTAAATCCAATAAATCTTCACGTCTTAATAAAGCTAATGCGTATGAACCCATTGCAAGTGTGTATGGTCTGTCATCATGCATTTTTCCTTTTTTATCTTTTGCTAATTCGTATGTGACACCGCCATTAGGCGTGTCATATCTGCACATATAAGAGGTTTCATTTTTCATTAATTCAACCTGCATTAAAATCAACTGTTCTTCATCAGACAAATCATGCTTATCAAATTCACCATCTTTATTCTCAATTAAAATATAATCTTTGTTATCATAATCTGTAAATTCAATTAAATTTAATTTTGTCATTTTACCTAGTGAATCGTATAGTATTTTCTTGTACCCTTGTGGGTCAATAAGATGCACTACTGGCATTGCATTTGTATATTTTTTCCTAGCGGATTCATATTGTTTATGCGATGGGTCGATAATCCCCCTATATTTTTGACCTAATTCATCCTCCCAATCTTCCATCAATTGGTCTGCTACAGCAGAAATCCCACCACCGCCAGAACCCGCATCAATATAAAACTCAATATTCTCCCATTGAGCCGCACGTTCACCATTGTATTTAATCATTAATTTCTTTATTATCTTTAACTGCTCAGGCATCGGTAATGGAGTTTTTTTTACTGTAGAGGTATCTACCATAGAAATCACATTTTCTACTCTTAACTTGTATCCTACATTTTTATCATTTATTAATTGAAAAATAGCAAGTACACTTCCATCAAAGTTTCTGGCAGGGTCATAACAAAATATAAACTTTTTTTTACCTGTATCGTTATATAACAAAGGAACTCTATATTTTGAGTTCCTGATCAAAGTATCCATACTAACAACAGCATTTACACCAGAACCTTTTCTAAATTTATTAAAAAGTTCACGGTCTGCCAAATCTGCATCTTCTTCTATCGCTTTTTTTATTTGGTCTTCGGATAAATGAGATTTTATTGGTTCACCGTCTAATGTAGAATTATATAATATATCATAAGCATCAATATCAATTACATAATAATTCTTATTTCCTAAAAACATTTTTTTTGCAAATGTTTTATATTTTTCAAAAAATGGATAACTAACATCACCTGCACTTGAGGTATAGAGAAGTTGTAACGGCATTTGAACAGGGTCGATTTTTCTGTTTTTATTTACAGATGTAGAGAAGCTACTATCTACGTTAGCAAAGTTCTCAATAACCGCCAATTCTTCGGGTGTATTCCATGCAGTTTCATTAAACCATACAGCACCACGTTTTCCACGGTTTCCTTCAATATTAGACGACAATGTAACCATTTGTGAATCGTTATATAATCTAAACTTATATCCAGCAGGATTGTGTAAAAATCCAGTTTCACTATTTGTACCTTTGTCAACTTCGTGTGCAAAAATATCTGTCGCATCTTTAAAAGATGGAATTCGTCTTAAAGCTATACTTTCAAGTTTTTGAAAACTTTCCGCAGATTGTGCGGCAGAGTTTGAAGATACATATAATATATAATTTGGAATTAACAACATTTTTGTTTGAAAATATACGGCAGCTAATGTGTCTTTTCCAGCACCACGACATTCGAGCCATAATGCATACGGCACTGCCCAAGTTTCCATCATTGCAAGTTTCTGATAGTCAATTAGGGATAGTCCAAAAAAAAGTTCAGCAAATTTTATAGGATGTTTTCTACCCCAATTAATTATCTTGCACATATCATCGTATGCTTTTAATTTTCTTTGACTCAGCTCTTTGTCAGTCATAGGCATTAATATATTCATATTAAACACCTACCTTTTCTTTGCTGTTAAATCGAGTATTTGATTTTTTAAGATCCTATTTTCTTCTTGCAAGTTTAAATTCTCATCTTCATATTTTAAAATCATTTCTCTTTGTTCTTTTAGCATATCTGTATAATCATTACTATCAAAAGTCAACTGCTCTAAAATGCTATGATTGCTTAAATCCGCTATTTGTTTCATAGCGTCACAGGTTTTAATATCAAAAAGATTAACTTGTGCGTCATCGAATCCAAGTTGTAACATTTCTTTCATTTTATTTGATAGAGTATTAACTCCAACG